CTTACATCTTCTATATAGCCCCTTGAAAAAGAGTCTAAATTTTTTAAACTTTTTTGAGCCATATTTTATCTCATTCTAGTTGTTGTATTATAATTAATAGCACCCGATGGGCCAGAATACGCAATCGTATCGATTGATCCTGTTGAAAATATTCTCGAAGCTTCGATATTAATAATCTGATTTCTTTTCGGAGCAATGTCTAAAGAATTTGGAGTTAATGTAATACGTATTGGGGTTGTATCATCAGGACCAAAATTATTTAATGTTACAACTCCTGTGGCTTGATTAATTAATCCTACATCACCTTGTGTAATTATTTTTTCAGCATTTACGATTTTATAAATCATAATTGTTCTATTATTTGAATCAGCTATTTCTGTATCTCCAAAGAAATGATCTACACCATTAATTTTAAATCCAGTACTTGACAAATTAAAAGCTTTTCCTTTTTGTGTAAAGAAAGCTCCTGCAAATGTTAGAGTAAAATTATTATTTGTTGCAGATACTGATGGAGTAATAGTTTTAAATAAAAATGGTCTTAATGTTGTACTTGTAATTGCAGGATCAGAGCTATCAATTAATGATAATAATTCAGAATGTCTAAATACACCATCAAATTTATTTAATTGGTTAAAATTATAATCTAATACTACATCTTTAACTAAAGACTCTAAAGCAGATTTTGATCTACTTGTAAGAGATGGATTAAATTTAAATAACACATCGAGCTCTACGTTAGTAAACTCTGGATCAACAATCTCTGGCTCAATTGATACAATATTTTTACCTTTAACAATACTTTTTATTTCTTCTTTTTCATTCAAGCTTAATGCATTACCGATTAATGGTTTAATACTTATATAAGCTTTACCATAATCTGGAATAATTTGATCTTCTCCACCCCATGTTGATATTGATTCTATATTAGCAAAATTCTTTTGAATAATTGCTGTATAATCTTGTGCAGTTACTGCTCTATCTTGAGCTTGAAAAGTAATAGGTGCATTAAATCGAATCGATTCAGTTGTTTCAGGATCTGTACCACCAGAAGCACTTTCTACAGTAATTACTGAGATAGTAGGTTCATTTAATGTTGCAAATGCTGTAACTAAGTCAAAAGCATTAGCACCATTTGCTGCAGTTCCTTTTGATACGAGATAATCAAGAGTTATAATATTATCATTAACTGGTTTTTTACCTATAATACCATCACCAAAAAATATTTGATAAAAGCCACTTGAGTTTTCTTGTAAGTGATATACTAAGCTGGTAGAATCAACATCTTGTATAGTTGTAAATTGTTGATAGCTATCAAACTCTTCAGAGTCTTGATTATTTTGTACTCTTACTCGCAATGAAGAAGTATCAGCTTCTTTATCTGATATCTGAAATTTTTGATTTTCAATATCATTATCAACTCTATAAGATAATGATCGTATTGTACCTTCAGCTATTTGTATATTTGAAAAAGTAAAAGTTCTATCTGCAGAAATAATTTCAGTTTGAGACTGCAAAGAAGAAAATATATGTTGTATACCGTCTACGTTAGCAGCGAATTTAGTACCTCTCTCTAAGACTAATGAAGTCGGTAAATTCGCAGAATCAGAATCAGATGCATCAACTGTTAATGTAACCACAGCTTGAGGTGATAAAACCGATCGTGGAATGTAACCTAATAGTCCCGCTCTTGATACTACATTACCTCGTATTTGAGCAGAATCTAAAAAAGCTTCATTTAAAGCAAAGTGAGCAAGCATTGCATTATAATGAGTATTATAAGAAAGTATATCCAATAATACACTTAACCCAGATCCATCGAAATCATAATCTTTAAATTGAGATTGTGATTTCATAAAGTTTTTTAGATTATCCTTTATTTGATCGAAATCAAGTTCTGATACATTTAAATTAGTAGCCATTGTCTATTACCTTAATCTTCTTAAATTAATTTCAACATCCTGTACTGAATCATTTTCTTTTATACTAAAAACTACAACTATTCTATATTCACTTTCGTCAGAGTTCGTTTCAACTAAAATATTAATATTTTCTATTCTTGGTTCGTGTATTTCTAAAACACTTATACATGCATCTTTAATTGCTAATCGAGTAATTGCATCTGCTGGCTCAAATAACAAACTTCTTAAGTTAGCACCCATTGTAGGTTGAAATGGTCTCTCAAAAAAGTTTGTTAATAATAATGTTCTTATAGCACTCTTTACAGCTGCATCGTCTTTTATCGGCACAATATCTTTTTTCTGTGGATGAGGAATCATCTTTAAATTTAAATCAGTATATCTTGAACTAGTACTTGAAATTTTATTTCCAGATAAGTCCGAAGAACGATATGCACTCGAGCTTCCTCCTGAAGAAGAGCTACTTGAACTAGATGATGATCCGCTTGATGAAGTATATGCCATAATAGTTATTTATAATGATTTTCCATTAGGTGTCTTTAATTCTTTAAAATAGTCTATAAAAACTTGTCCACCTGGACCATGCATTTCACCACGAACACAGCTATTATAATTATAATTGTCGGCAGCTAATTGAGTTTTAATCCAATCTTCGAATGCAGAATTCTTTACAAATCTAGATTGATGATGACTTATATTATTTTCTTTTAAAAAATTTCCAAACTCAATTATCCAATCAGTATCGGTATAAAGATATGACTTAGAATTATTTTTATCTTTACCGAATAATACCATTTCACTTACAAATATATTTTTAATTTGTTTACCTATCCATAATTGTCTTATATGTTGATTATCTTCAACATTTATAAATGCAAATGAATTTTTATCAAGTAATCTTTTTTCTGCTTGACGAATTAAGTTATTTGTTTTTTCGATATAATTTGAACCATCAGGCATAGGATAATGACCACCAAAAAAACCATTACTACAATCAGTTAATAAGTTTTCAAAAATTAATTTTGGTATTTTTTTAATTTCTATAAAATGACTTGCCATTTTTTTATTCCTCTATGTATCTAAACATTCATCATTATTAAAATCAAAATTATCACATGATGAAATCGTAACACCTAATACTTTAACTACTCTTGATCCAAATGCTTGATCTGGTGTTGCAACACTTTGTGATTTTGTATTACCACCATCAGCTAAAACATTTGTTGATGATGAACTTGATGCATTAGGTACAAAGCTACCATGACCACTTGTACTATCACCTAAGCGATGAACACCTTTACCATTTATAATTACCTTGCTGCTTTTACCTACTGCTTTATCTCCGCAACTAGTAGCATCTCCTTTTCGTATCGCAGCTTTTCCATTAACAAAAACATTTGGCGAGCCACCAGCATAAGTAGTTCTATGAAAACCACTAGGTGTAGGACTAGCATGTCCTACATGTGAATCACCTTGTCGTACTATACCTGGCATACTATCTCCTAGTTTAGATTAATGTTTCCACCACTTGTTACGTTAACATCACCACCAGCTGCCATCTTTATGTTACCACTCACATTCATATTATAATCTCCATCGATGGTTAAATTACAAGTACCTGTTATGTGTACGTTATCATTACCTGTTGTTATTTGATATTTATTGCCATTACTTTGTACGACATCACCATTCGGATGTATTTCCACAAACGTGCCAGACATATGTCGCACATTAATTCTTTCTGCACCAGGTGTATCATCAACTTCTATAATATGACCTGACGTTGTTTGTGTAACTTTATTGTTTGGATATACTGCTGCATACTTTGTAGCAGGTTCTTTAGATACAGAATCAACCGTATGAGTAATTGTATTTGTACCACGTGCTAATAAATTAACATCTACATAATCATTTTCTTTACCCTGATATTTTGGATAAACTTTATCAGGATCAGAAAAGCCTAAGGTAAAATTAGGTGTTTCTTTATAAGTTGATCCAATTGTTCCCATAACAATAGGGTCTTGTGCACTTGGACCATCTCTAAAAAAACCTACAACCCATGAACCATTAACCAATCCGTGAGTTGTTGTACCTATACCAGATATATGTGCAGAACTTGTTGGTCCCATCACAGTTGCAAATGGTAAATTTTCTGTTTTAATATCTAATAAATTATTGCTATGATAACCAAAACATCTTACACGAACTCTTCCTAGTTTTTCAGGATCATTTATATCTTCAACAACTCCAGTAAACCAGCAAAAATCACCGCCTTTAAATGCATCACTATTTCTATTCATCACTTATCTACGACCTCTGCGTGTTTGTCTCTTTCCTGTATTAGATTGTTTAGATTCTTTTCCTAATTCAATTTTTGAATCTAAATCAAATGATAGACTATCTTTTTGTAAACCAACACTACATCTATATTCATCGGGAGAAAAATAGTGAGACACTGAACTTACTAAATAACTACCACCAATGTATTTATCAACAATTGCTAATTTTCCATCCGTTGTAGTAATATCGCCGTCTTTTGGTATTATTACTCCAACCTTATTTCCAACTTGTAAATTAAAGTCTCCATATATTTCTATATCCAATCCCATAAATCCTAAATTATAAAAATATGATTGCCTAGATTGTAAAGAATTTAAAGCTGGTTG